AAGCTCGAAAAGCGAAGGCCGAAAATACCAGCGGTGCACAAATGTGTGTTGTCAAACAGCAGTTAGACGACACCAAATTTGGTGCTGTTAATGAACACAGCGAAGTTATCCACATTGATGGCAGCAAAGCCTTGCTGGTAGAGGATTCTGAAAATAAAACAAAACAAAACGAGTTTGAAAAAAGCTCTGTGGACAGAGATGTCGACAGTTCTTTGAACAGCCTACAATTACAATTACAATTACAATTACAGAATAATAATAAGAAAGAAAAAATAAATAAAAAGAAAGACGACTCAACTAAAAGCATTGACTCAGAGAAGAGGGCTGCGGCGACAAGCGCCTTGCACTTTCTCACTGCGTGTCAAAAATTTAAAGAAAAATTCAAAAGCCATGGTGTGACGATTGGGCCGAATGCTCAAGCTCGATACGCCAAGCTCATCGCAGGTGGGGTGACGCATGATCAGGTTCTAGCGATGATCGAGAATTACGCAAGCCTCATGCTCCCGCAGGTCAAGCCTGGCTTTAATCCGATTAAGCGAAAGTTTGAGACTTTTCTCGGAAATCCCAAAGCTTGGTTCTGTCTTGACTACCTTGAACCTGTGGAATGCCCCTCAGACGAACGAGGATTGCCTACAGCGATCCAAGCGATGATTGAGCGTACTTGTCGTGAGGATCGGGAAAGAATCGCTCAGGAGCGAGCTGAGAGCCTCAGGCGGCATAGAGAATCTTTGGGCAAAACTGAAAGTGGGGAGTTGACGCCGGCTGGGAACATTCTCAACGCAAGATTTGGCCGGTAGTCATGATCAGCCAAACAGCGAAGGAAAAAGCAACGAAGCTGCTGAGAGCTTTCTTCGGCGAAAATTATTTCAACGAATATCGCATGAGCTACATTTTTGACGCCGTGAGAAACCTCAACGACTCCCAGTTTCTTAATCTTGTCGAGGAGTGCTTAAAAAAAGAGCATAAACCGGGGCTCAACTGGTTTTTGATGCGATCCAAAGACTTGAGAGATCATGATCACGCCAGAGATATGCTTAAAACTAACGAGGATCGTCCAGGTTGCACGAACTGTGGTGACTGCGGCATAGTCTTCGTCCAGACAGAAAGACGCGATATGAAGTCTTTAGCGATGAATTGCACATGCTCATGTCCTAACGCGATCGCTAACTTTTGGGAGCTTCCAGTTTATAACGCCGATCACGTGATCATCAAAAACCCATATTCAGAGTTCAGAAAAAAAGTAGGCTTTTGGAAATCTGCCGACTACTTCGCTCAGCATATGAAGAAATCTAAACTCATTTGGGAGGGGGAGTTGTAAATTGTTCCACGTGGAACAATTTTTCACTCCTTAGGCTTTCTATTGTCAGCATTCTATCTGTCTCGTATAGATCTTTTATTTTTTTATACGGGAGAAAGATTTGTATGCTCATGAATCGAGGAAAAGTGGTCAAAGAATATTGGGTATTATTCAACAAGCCTCAGGGCTTTCGAGAGAAAATTATAGCTTTGAAATTCGAGATTACTAAAGATGCTGCTAAGGCTACTAGTGAGGCTTATGCCGCCGATACTGTCGACGAAATAAGGCTTATCATGGAAACCCTAGGTAAAACGAACAAAGTCGAAAGAGATCCATCAGATGATCCTGAGATCATCGAGGCTTGGTACTAGGATGGATGAAAATATTTATGCCATGGTCGCTAAAATGGATAACGGCGATTGGCGTCTTATAAAGGTCTACACAAAAAAAGATACCCAATTTGAATTGGTAGATAAGTCATATAGAGACGGCCTTGAGATATCAGTCGTTAGCTTTAGCCATTGGTTAGAGCGAAGTAGATTGACGCTAGAAAGGTTTTATCGATTGGCGAGCAAGTTGCCTGAAAAGTATGGAGAGGAAAAAGAATGATGCATAAGGAATCACCGAAAGATTTAGAGATTTACGCGATTGTGGCTAAAGAGCCAGAGAGTGCTGACTGGTATGTTGTGGGTGTGTCGAAAGAGGGGGAGGGCTCTTTGCCAGTGATTAGTTCAAACAAATCTACGGTTGAAGCATTTTATTTGCTCATGGGTAAACCCGAAAAAGAGCGTAACGCACAAATTGTGAAGTTTAAGCAGGTGGATGATGATTTATGAAAGTTTAGCTGATTGGAAAAAAGAGGGGGAAAGAAGGTTTGGGAAAGACGAATCTGAGTGGGCCTTCGTATGTCCTGCATGTGGGAATATAGCGAAAGTGAAAGATTTTGAGCGTTTCAAAAGTAAAGGGGCATCGCCTGATTCAGCGGCTGAGACCTGTATTGGGAGATGGACGGGCGGTAGAAATGGGCCCTATAAATGTGACTGGGCTGCGTTTGGACTATTTAGAGGTCCATGGATTGTGAAAATAGATAATAAAGAAATACCAGTGTTTGATTTCGCCGAAACTGATGGAGCTGGCAATTGAAGCCAAAACAGTTCAATGTCGATCATGACAAGATAAAAAAACGTAAAGCTAAAGAGGTGAAGCAAGCTATCACTCGCATGACTTCTAGCGAGAGACGTCTCTTCCTATCGGTGCCTGACAGGTACAAGCATCGTTTCTTAAGAGGTTTTAGAGGGGAGTTGAGCCCTAGGCAGGCAATCAAAATGAACTGCCTACAATGCCAATCCTGGACACTCTCAAGGGTTACTAATTGCACAGACAATATATGCCCTTTGCATAGCCATAGGCCGACAGGTCGAGTAAAAGAAGAAAAAGATGAATGAATGTAGCAATTGAGTAGAGCGAAACAAGGAGTTATCAAATGAGTGAGCGTCAATATTTTAAGAAAGCATCAAGATCACAATCCTTTGCCAAGATATGCATAACTGGGCCTAGTGGGGCGGGAAAGACCTTTTCAGCACTTCTTTTAGCAAAAGGCCTGGGCGGTGAGACAGGTGTGATCGATTCGGAAAACAATTCAGCATCTCTTTACGAAGGCCGTTTTGGGGATTGGGAATATTTCACCTTGCCAATTAATCCACCTTATACGGTTCAGAAATATATTAAGGCGATTAACGTGGCCATAGATGAAGGGATTAAGGTGCTCATCATCGATTCATTGAGTCACGTTTGGGCGGCTGAGGGTGGATTGCTTCAGCAAAAGGAAGCTCTCGATTCAAGAGGGGGGAATTCTTATACTAATTGGTCAAATATTACCAAAATGTACGAGGAATTGAAATCTAAAATCCTTCATTCGCCAATTCATATTATTTGCACCTTGAGATCCAAACAAGAGTATGTCCTAGAGGAAAATAAGAAAGGCAAACAAGCGCCTAGGAAAGTTGGCTTGGCTCCAATCATGAGAGATGGGATGGAGTATGAATTCACGACAGTCTTTGACTTGTCGATGGATCATCAATTCATGGTGTCTAAAGATAGAACCGATCTATTCGACGGAGTTGTGGCAAGAATTGATGAAAATACTGGGAAAGAAATCGACGAGTGGTTAAAGAAAAAGAAAGATCCATCGAATGCACTAGTTAGCGAAGAAAAAGAAGAAAATGAAGAGATAGCGAATTTTGTTATTTCCTACGGTGATCACAAAGATAAAAGATTGATTCAGCTCAATGAAGTTGAATTGAAAAAATTGTATTTGAGCAACGAGAAACTTCTCAAGGAAATCCCACCGGTAAAAAACGTGTCCGAAGTATTTGATACCAATCAAAAGATTAAGAAGTTTTTGATTCAAGTGGAATGTTGGCCGATTAATTTTGCCGAGGAGAGAGTATGAATTTAGAAGAAAAATTGAGAAAGACTAAAGTCGCTTGTTTGATTGATGAGCATATCACTTCGGAGATGGAGCTAAAAACGGCAATTCTCTGGCAAGTATGCGTTGGTCCTATAACGACTTTGCCTCAAAGAATTAGCTTCGCAGTTGAGGACTTATTGAAAAAGAATTTTACCACTAGATATGAAGCGGCTGAGAGTTTAGCTCAAAGACAATTATTGAAAGATCTTTTCTATGATCTAACGGGAAAGAAGTTGGTGTGAAATTTTATGACAGTCGTCGAATTTGAGTTATTTTTTGAAAAAGTTCAATATAAGAAAGACGTGAAAATTGTGGCACTCTACGATATTTTCACTCATAGCTATCTCGTTCGTCTATCGAGAATTGTCGAAGATGCGAATTGTGGTGATGAAAAGGTCGATATTCATATTAGTGGATCAATTAAATACGAAACTATTTCTAATTTCATCGAGAAGGACGTTATTGATTTCCTTTGGGCGCTGATCCAATCATTTGAGCTACACGAGGCTAAAGAGTGGTTTAGGGTAGGTGGAAAACGTGTCTTTGAGCCGCATCTTGAAGAAGAAAACGATAGTGTATGATCCATCTTATTAAAAGAATTGTCGCTTGGTTGATCTTTTTCCCGCTAGGTTTTTTGTATCTAGTTTCTTTGGGCACTTATGTCTTGATTGGTTATACGACACTTTGGGTTATGGAAATATTAAATATACCAGAGGATTTATACTAGGAGGTTCACATTGATAAATGAGCTAACTGCAGAGCAAAAGAGTCAGCTAGACGTTTACTCAAAAAAATGGACGGAGATTGGTTTATCAACGACACGGGCAAATAGAGAATTTGCCGAGAAATGGTGCCGTGAAGCATATAAAATAGTGGGCCTAGAGGAACCAAAATTGATTCTGTGGGCTGAATCTCCAATCGGCCTATTGCTAGCTGCGAAAGTTTTAAAGGTGATTCAGACAGAGATGAGAACAAAAATGGGTAATCCGGTTCAAAAGTTAGTAGCGGCCTCGGTGCGGGACTCGGTGTGGGAATCGGTGCGGGACTCGGTGTGGGAATCGGTGCGGGACTCGGTGCGGGAATCGGTGCGGGACTCGGTGCGGGACTCGATGTGGGAATCGGTAGCGGACTCGATGTGGAAATCGGTAGCGGAATCGGTAGCGGAATCGGTAGCGGAATCGGTAGCGGAATCGGTGCGGGAATCGGTGCGGGACTCGGTAGCGGCCTCGTTGGGGTGTTCTTTATCTGATGTGAGAAAAGAGTGTGATGAGTGCAAATCCTGGGGACAGCACGGCGCCTATTGGTTAGGTTTTTATGATTATTTCAGGCGTGTCGTTGGTTTACATAAAGATACTGAAAAATTAGTCCCGTTGACTGAACTTGCCAAAGAGACTGGCTGGCATATCTTTTATAAGGACGTTGCAATTCTCTCTGAAAAGCCTACCGAAATATCTAGAAATGAGAGAGGTCAGCTTCATAATTTTCATGGTCCTGCAATTAAATGGGCTGACGGATATCAGCTTTATAGATTCAATGGTGTGAGACTTGATGGAGAGGCTGAGAAATACGTTAATTTGAGCAAAGATGAAATCACCAAAGAGATGTTTACTAAGGAAAAGAATGCCGATATTCGTCGTGAATTGATACGCAAAGTTGGAAATGAGCGTCTAATTGACATTCTAGATTATAAAATTATTGATTCAATGGATGAATACGAGTTGATCTCATTCGATATTGGAGACGGACGGGTTAGGCCTTTTCTCAAAATGAAATGCGCAACGACTAGCAATATCCATATTGAGGGAGTTTTGCCAGAAATAGACACAGTGAAAAAGGCCTTAGCATATAAATTCAATCAAACAGAATGGCATCGTCCATTAATGGAAGGATAAGATGGAAGCTTTTAAACTAGGAGAGACAGTAATTCGTCATGGCGATGTTTTGCTTAAAAAAGACAATACAGAAATTAACGGGCCAATTGTAGCACAGTGTATTTTACATCAAGGACAGAATCATCATCACCGGCTATCGGGAGAATTCAGAATTCAGTCAAATGAAAATGGAAACAAATATCTAGAAGTGATAAAGCCGACTGAACTGTCTCATGATGAGCATCGGACCTTATTGCTTCCTATTGGTGTTTATTTAGTAGAGATTCAACGGGAATATGATCATTGGTTAGAAGAAAGTCGTATGGTGATTGATTAGGAATTTTTGGAGGTGCTATCTGGATCAGAGACTTGAAAAACTACTCGATCTTTTGACTAAAGGTCTAGAAAATTCAGCAGATTACTCGAATGCTATGTTTGATAAGTTAAGTCACGATTATTTGAAGTACTTGTTTTGTAGAGCATTTGGAGCTCTAAGTCTTAATCTGGTCATTGCTATCGCCTGTGGTGTAGCGATTGGATTGCTTTTGAAATTTGAAAAGAAATTTACCGAACACGTCTGCGACATTGGACCTATTTTGATCATGTTATTCTTTCCTTTTCTCATTTGCTGTTTATTGTTTTTATCCTATTCCTTTGACGTTTATATGCTTGTCGTGGCACCAAATGGAGTTATGATCAATAAATTGATGGGCTTATTTGGTAAATAGGAAAAGGCACTATCGGCTATCTCTTACAATTTTCTCAGCGAATTGTTGATCAATAATGGCCTTAAGTAAGGCCAAATCTTTTACGTTCCCAAGGAGACTGCACGATATTTTTTCTTCCCCGTTGGTAAAGAAAATCTTGGCTTCGATCGCTGCCATTGCATCACTGGAGAAACTGTCCCGTTCATTGGGCGCAGTTTTGTTGATTGAAGTTACTTTTTTATCGTCCATTTCACGTCCTTTTAAGAGTGGATAAATTAAAAACCCAGTGACAAGCAAGCCACTGGGCCGATGAATAATGAGTGCTACAACAAGGTAACTAAATTTCCCCTAGCTAAATTGCAAAATCAAGGGATTTGATTGAATATGTCTAGGGGTGAAAAAATGGGTGGGTTACTGTTTGAGGTCTCAATACCTGGGCGTGTGGGAATCAAGAAAAACGGAAGGCGTCATATCGGAAAGGGGAGAAATATTCCTTCATCTAGATATATGAGATGGGAAGAGCAAGCCAAACCGTATGTGATGAAGGCATTTTTGAAGTTTCGTCAAAACTTGCCAATAGATGGATATTGCCAGGCAGAGTTTGAATTCCACTTCAAAAATCATCAGCACGAGTGCGATACTTCTAATTGCATCGAAGGACCTCAGGATTTACTGCAAAAGTTGAGAGTAATTGGAAATGATAAATCAATCTCTAAGCTGACTGCAGTCAAGTTGTTTGGTGATTCGGAAAAGGTCATTGTGCGCCTCTATACTATAGAGGTATAGACTGTTTTAGCTAGGAGGTGAAAATGGCGGATTTAGCAAGATTGATTAAGTATAAAGCACAACAATTCATTGAGCAATTAAGGCGCACGTTTAGGCGTCGAAGAAGATAGCATTGAAAGGATAAATAATCGATGTCTCAGCATAAAAGTAGATGGCTATCTAGAAACTTAATTCAGTCAACGATTTACTTTGCGCTATTTACGAATGAAAAAATGCTGATCAAAGAGCTAAAAAGGATGAAAGTATCTCCAAATTTTAAATTTATAAGTGATTCGGGCGACGCCACAACTCACTTTTTATTTGGTAATGATGGGGCCAGAGTAGCTCTTGTCTGTTTTTTCAACTTTTCCAAGCATGATCTAAGTGAGAATATTGGTCTACTTTGCCATGAGGCAGTTCACATTTGGCAAGAATTTAGAGATTCTATTGGCGAGAAATTCCCCAGTAGTGAGTTTGAGGCGTATTCAATACAATCTATTTCTACGCAATTAATTGGAGATTTTTTCAGACAAACTAGATCCATGAAAAAGGAATACAGATGAAAAAACTAAAAGATATTCTATTTATTATTCTTATAAGCTTTCCGTTTGTTATTTTTTTGCCAATATTAGTTTTGGCGCTCATACCAGCCACTGTGATGTCTTGGATAACAAAAATCTTCTATGGACCTATTGAGAGGGGACATGATTGGCCGAGTTATACTGGAAAATAATTGGCATTGATTTTTACCATATAGCATGGGTGAATTATCCCTAATTCATATTGGGGGTTCTCATGGGAAAATATTCGCTCTTATTAATGACAATACTTTTTTCATTTAGAGTTTTGGGTCAAAGCTCAGGCATTGGTGAGCCCCCAGCCTTGCCTCAGGACGTGAAAACCTTCGGTAATATGCTGAAGTGGAAGCATTCCCTTAAAGACGTGGACGGCAATCCTAAAGCGCCGGATGGGTATATTTTGTTTTACGCACCGAAGCGGGCTGATTTGGGTGGGTCAAACGAATCACAGATAGGAATCATTGATCCATCGCAGTTTGTGGATCCAAATGATCCAAGTGTCTTTACCTACAAATTAACTACCAACGACTTGCTTTTATCTAAGAGGAACTGTTTTCAGCTAGGCGCTTATTACACCTATGACGACAATGGGAGTCCGATCAGGGTAGATTCTGGCAGGTCAAATGTCCTATGCAAAACCGTGGTTGGGAAACCTGACGTCCCTTTAGTTTTACCAGCCGACTAGTCGTTTTCTTCTTGATTTGGTGTGGCCTAGGCCTTTACCTAGTCAAACTTTTCGGTTGGTTGAAAAATGAGTTCAAATAGCGGGCCGCCAATTAAGCGCCTGTTTTGGTTACCCGGTCAATGGATTGTATTACTATTTCTGTCAGGAGCTTCCCTAGACGCCTCTTGCTCTTGGCCTGTAGGACGTCATATTGCTCTTTGTATCGCTCAGGAAGCCAGAAAGTGACAGGTCTTCTCCGTTCCTCGCTGGGCTGTTCAGACTGATTTTTCTCAAATCCATTGATCATTTCATCTATTGTCTTAGCCATCCAAAGATCATCTTGACATTTAAAATAAAAGTCAATCATGCAAAATATTAAAAATAAACTAAAAATTGATTAAAGCAAAAGGCGATGTACCCTCAAGGAAATCGATTTGAGGAGTTAGGCGTTGAACTACCCAGAAATAAAATGTGGCTATAGCGAGATGATGGACCTAGGGAAAGTGGTCTCTCATCCAAAAAACCCGAATAAGCACTCACAACGTCAGATAGAGCTCCTCTCAAAGCTGATCAAGTATCAGGGCTGGCGCCATCCGGTGATTGTGAGCCAAAAGTCTGGCTTTGTGGTCGCAGGTCATGGCCGGGTGGAAGCGGCGAAGCTTTTGGGCCTTAGCGAAGTCCCGATTGAGTATCAAAACTTTGATAACGAAGCGCAAGAGTATCAGTTTATGGTGTCTGATAACTCGATCCAGGAGTTGTCCGAGTTAGATGAGGTGATGATCCAGCAGGATATCTTGGATTTTGGGCCTAATTTCGATTTGGATCAGCTTGCAATGCCTGATTTTGAGATAAGAAAACTAGATGAGATTCCCGAAAATACATCGGTTGAATTGGATACCTCGAATTTTGATAAATTTGAACATCAATGCCCAAAATGTGGTTTTGAATGGGATGACAATGGTAGAGACAATTCATAAAACTGGGCCTTGGTTACTGTCAGATTTAGAGAGTATTGAGACAAATGGGTTTAATGTAATGAGTTGTTTCCATTGTGGTGGTGGCTCTACTATGGGATATAAATTATCAGGATTTAATGTTTTAGGTGGTGTTGAAATAGATAAGGAGATGTCGAATATCTATATTTTTAACCACCATCCAAAATATCAATTCAACATGGGGATCAAAGAATTCAATAAACTACCAAAAGAAAAAATACCTATAGAATTTTTCAATCTTGATATTTTGGATGGATCTCCTCCTTGTTCTAGTTTTTCGATGTCTGGCAGTAGAGAAAAAAAATGGGGAAAAGAGAAAAAATTCAGAGAAGGTCAAGCTTTACAAGTTTTAGATGATCTTTTTTTTCACTTTGTTGATACAGCCAAAAGACTTCAGCCAAAAGTTGTGGTTGCTGAAAATGTTACTGGCTTAGTTAAGGGCAAAGCTAGGGGATATGTAAAAGAGATTGCAAAACTTTTCGAGTTGGCTGGATATGATATACAAATTTTTCTTTTAAATGCTGGATTTATGGGAGTTCCTCAGAGGCGAGAGAGAATTTTTTTTATTGCTAAAAAAAAGTCACTGAATTTTCTTCCAAAGTTAAATCTCGAATTTAAAGAAAATCCAATTGTAGTATCTAAAGCGTTCGATGGGCTAAATGAGACTAAATATAAAGGACTAACTAATGCTCAGTATAGCCTATGGTTTAGATGTAGTATAGGAAAGAGTTTTTCTTCCGTTCACCCAAAAGGTTGTTGGTTTAATAGCTTTAAACTTGATCCAAATAAGATGGCACCGACAGTTATGGCAAATGCAGGAAGATCGGCTAATGGCCTTTATCATTGGTGTGAACCTAGACAGCTTTCCCCAAGTGAATATGCAAGACTGCAAACATTCCCGGATGATTATAAGGTATCAAGAGATAAATTGATTTATATTTGTGGAATGTCAGTACCGCCATATATGATGAATAGAATTTCTAAACAAATTGAACTTCAATGGCTAAATAAAATAGGTGTTTGAAATGCTATCCAACAAAGGCAAAGAAAAACCTCAAAGGAAAAAGAAAGAATCTCTTTGACATTTAAAATAAAAGTCAATCATGCAAAATATTAAAAATAAACTAAAAATTGATTAAAGCAAAAGGCGGTGTACCCTCAATCTATTTAATATGGGGGTTTAGAAAATGAAGTTGAAGTCGCTAAAGGGAATCGAAAAAATTGGTGATTATAAAATTGTCGTCATGGATACATTGAGGGATCTCTACCCAGAAAAGTTCAATGAGTCAGGCGCAATGGATTATAAGTGGTTTGAAAGCGAGATTAGGCCTCACAATTTTATCTATATTCGTCACGATGTTGGTTCAATTAGCTTCACTATTCAAAGTGGTCCAGTTGGCGAGGTGGGCGTTAATGGTTGTCAGATTGATGAGATGATTCAAGTCGCTAAGACTATGCTTGAGGGCTTAAATAAAGATTTGCCCTGTAGAGAGAACAGTGTCGCAATTACCAAACTCGACGAAGCTCTTATGTGGTTGAAAAAGCGCAAAGCGAATCGATTGGCACGCAGAGTTGAGGGAACCAATCAGCCATGAACTACCCAGAAATAAAATGTGGCTATAGCGAGATGATGGACCTAGGGAAAGTGGTCTCTCATCCAAAAAACCCGAATAAGCACTCAAAGCGTCAGATAGAGCTTCTTTCAAAGCTGATCAAGTATCAGGGCTGGCGCCATCCGGTGATTGTGAGCCAAAAGTCTGGCTTTGTGGTCGCAGGTCATGGCCGGGTGGAAGCAGCAAAGCTTTTGGGACTTAGCGAAGTCCCGGTTGAGTATCAAGATTTTGAGAATGAAGCTCAAGAGTATCAGTTCATGGTGTCTGATAACTCGATTCAGGAGTTGTCAGAGTTAGATGAAGTGATGATTCAGCAGGATATCTTGGATTTTGGGCCTGATTTCGATTTGAATCAATTGGCAATGCCTGATTTGACGCTCTCTTTTGATAAAATGGACAGTGATGATGAGGGGAAGGCTGAGAGTATGGTCGGCGATGTTGATAAGAAATATTTGATCGAGGTGCAGTTCCCTAACGAGATGGAAATGATGGATATTCACGATGACCTCACGCATAGAGGGTATTTAGTGAAGGTGAAGTAGTGGCTAAATACGGCCTTCCTTATATGGGCTCAAAAGACGGAATTTGTGACGAATTGATTCGGATTTTTCCGAAGTGTGAGAATTTCTATGATCTATTTGGCGGTGGGTTTTCAGTGACTCACGCAATGCTAGTAAATAGGTCAAAGGACTTCAGCGAATTTCACTATAACGAAATTCGCCCTGGATTATGTGAGCTTATCAAAGATACGATTGATGGAAAGTATAATTACGAAGTATTCAAGCCTAAGTTCATTGATCGAGAAAGATTTTTTGCAGAGAAAGATAAAAACGCCTATATAAAAATTTGTTGGTCTTTTGGTAACAGTGGAAAAAACTATCTTTTTTCAAAGGAAATAGAACCATATAAGAAATCAATGCATCAAGCTGTGGTATTTAATGAATTTGATGACTTAGCGAAGGAAGTTTTTTGTTGTAGTGGATTTAGGGAAGGTTATTCAATTAATTCTAGACGGCTCATTTTAAGAAGTCGAATTGAGCAATTTAGAAAAACAAAAAATATTCCTCAATCGCTAGTGCGGTTTCTTCCTAAGAAAACCCAAAATTTTAGGCAGTTGGAGCAGTTGCAGCAGTTGCAGCAGTTGGAGCGGTTGGAGCAGTTGGAGCGGTTGGAGCGGTTGCAGCAGTTGCAGCAGTTGGAGCAGTTAAAATTTACCAATGTGAGCTATGACGAAGTTGAGATTAAACCCAATTCAATTATTTACTGCGATCCGCCTTATCATGGAACTGCCAAATATGATGCTGAATTTAATCATCGTAAATTTTTAGACTGGGCAGATAGGCAGATTAATCCCGTATTCATTTCCGAATACAAAATCGAAGACAAAAGATTTAAACCGCTATTTAAGATCCAAAAGAGGTCGATGTTCTCCTCAGATAAAACAATGAAGGTAAAAAATGAATTTGTTTTCGGTAATAAATCGGCAATCGATTGTTTATATTCGTTGAGGGGAAAAAATGCTATCTAACAAAGGCAAAGAAAAGCCTCAAAGAAAAAAGAAGGAATCTCTACCAAAGCCCAAAAAGAAAATGGGCCGGCCAAAGATAGATATCGATATGCAGCAGTTGGCGGCATTTTGTAGGCTAAAGCCTAGGCTTGTTGACTGCGCTGCTTTCTTCAAGTGCTCAGGCGATATTATTGAGCAAAATATCAAAGCCGCGACTGGACTAACTTTCTCGGAATTTAGGGATCAAAACACAGTCTATTCTAGGTTTGAATTGATAAGAAGTGCGATGAGAAAAGCTGAGACAAGCGATACTATGCACATTTTTTGCTTAAAGAATATGTGCGACTGGACTGATAAGCAGAAAATAGAGAGTGAAGTGAGTGGCGGTATTGTGGTCCAGCTCACCAAAGAGGATATTGAGGCTAGGATTAAGAAAATAAAAGATACGGAATAAAAAATTTGATTTGCCAAGGGTTGACGAGAAAACAATCCAATTCTCTCTACGTCCAGATAATGGAGGATCGCGATGCTGATTGTATGCGTGACCTCGCAAAGCAGGATCTATTCTTTCTTCTCACAGTCATTTGCAATCGTTCCGATATTAATCGAGATTGGCTTTACGATAGATGTAGGGAAGTGGAAGCGGAGCCTGATGGGTGTCTTGACTTATGGTCTAGGGAACATTACAAATCAACATTGTTGACGTATGGACTTTCGATTAAAGATATCTTGAATAATCCGAATGTGACGATTGGAATTTTTAGTCATACGAGACCAATTGCCAAGGCATTTTTATCACAAATCAAGACTGAGTTTCAAAACAACCAATTTTTGAAAGGTCTTTTTCCAGAGATATTTTATCAAAAGCCACAGTCGGAAGCTGAGAAGTGGTCTTTAGATCGGGGGATAGTGGTTAAGAGAGATTCCAATGCGAAGGAATCAACCATTGAGGCTTGGGGTTTAGTCGATGGCCAACCAATTTCAAAGCATTTCTCTATTCTAGTCTATGATGACGTGGTGACGAAAGAATCGGTGACAACTCCTGAGCAAATAAAAAAAACAACTGAGGCTTGGGAGTTATCTCTTAACTTGGGCTCTGAAGGTGGAGTGAGGCGCTATATAGGCACTAGGTATCACTCAAACGACACTTATAGGACGATGATGACAAGGGGCTCAGCTAAGGTCAGAAAATATCCAGCGACTGACAATGGTCGAATGGATGGCAATCCAGTGCTAATGACAAAAGAGACCTTGGATGAGAAACTTCGGGATATGGGGAGTTTCACGTTTAGTGCGCAAATGCTCCAAGATCCACTACAGGACAACATAATGGGTTTTAAGAAAGAGTGGCTTAGATACTACAAGAGTTTGGGCTCAACTGATGAGTGGAATCGATATTTGTTGGTGGATCCAGCGAGTGAGAAGAAGAAATCAAGTGACTACACGGTGATTATGGTCATAGGTCTTGCGCCTGACAATAATTACTACCTCCTTGATGGAATTAGGGACCGACTGAACCTGACGGAAAAGACTGAGAGGTTGTTTGAGTTTCATCGGAAATGGAAGCCGACTAGGACCGGTTATGAGAAATATGGAATGCAGGCTGACATAGAGCATATTCAATATGTGATGGATCAAGAGAATTACCGTTTTGACATTCAGGTATTGGGTGGAACTGAGCCAAAAGTCGACCGAATTAGAAAGCTAGTGCCGATATTCGAGAATCATCGGTTTTGGATGCCTGAGCATATTCACTTCAGGGATTACCACAATCACGCCAAGGACCTCATTAAAGTCTTTATCGAGGACGAATTCGAGACTTTCCCGGTCTCGGCTCACGACGATATGCTTGATTGCATGGCGAGGATTGTGGATCCAATTCTTAACGCCAAGTTCCCACTCATCGAAGAAAAGTCCACCTTCGAGTTTATGGGTACCTCAGGCTCTTGGATGGGCTAGTGTTAAAATAAAGTTAAAATTTGATTAAAGAATTTTCGGTGTGACTATGGGTTGTGGAAGAAAAAGACGCAAAATTAGACGATATTATGGAAGAAAAGTCATCATATTCAGATGACGATGAGAGCCATGAGCCCGAGGAGTCAGATGACGACATTGTGGCGTTGGCGAAGAAGCGTTTTCTTTTAGCCCAAGAGGCCGAGCACGATATTAGGCGGGACGCTCTTGATGATTTAAAGTTCAGAGCTGGGGAACAATGGCCTGAGGATATCAAAAACGAAAGAAAGATTGAAGGCAGACCTTGCCTGACTGTCAATCGTATCCCTCAATTTGTGAGACAAGTAACCAATGACCTAAGGCAAAACAGACCTCAGATAAAGGTCCACCCTGTCGATGATTTCGCAGACATTGAGACGGCACGTATCAATCAAGGTTTGATGAAGCATATTGAGGTGAACTCGAATGCTGACAATGCCTATGATTGTGCGGTGGAAGGTGCGGCCAATAAGGGTTTTGGATACTTTTACATCACGATTGATTGGGTGAGCCCAATGTCGTTTGATCAAGAGATATTGATCAAAAAGCTAAGGAATCACTTTAGCTGTTACTTGGATCCAGCATCTAAAGAGCTCGATGGATCGGATGCAGAATGGGGCATGATCTTTGATCATCTCCCCAAGACGGATTACGAGGACGAATACAAGGAGTCAGAGCTCTGTCAAATGGGTGATTGGTCTGGCATTGGCGATAACGACGATGACTGGATCACGACTGAGCGAGTGAGAGTGGCTCACTATTGGTATAAAACCTACAGAAAAGCCAAGATACTTCTTTTAAGCAATAAGTCAGTGATTGAGGAGAGTGAATTAAAAAAACTCTTCCCAGCCGGAATTCCCGACTATTTGAAGGTAGTGTCTGAGCGGATGGCTTCATTGCCTGAGGTGAAGTATTGCAAGCTAAACGGGCATGAGATTTTAGAGAAGTCCGACTGGCCAGGGATGTATATTCCGATTGTCCCAGTTTACGGCGATGAGTTGGATATTGATGGCAAGAGAATAGTTGAGGGAGTGTTTAGGCACTCAAAAGATTCACAAAGGATGCTCAACTATTACAAGACGAATGAGGCTGAGGCGATAGCCCTAGCGCCTAAGAGCCCGTATATTGTGGCCGAGGGGCAAATACCGAAGCAATATGAGAGAATGTGGGCAACGGCGAATAGGAAAAACCATGCCTTTTTGCCCTACAGGCCTGTGGCTTTGAATGGTCAAGGAGTTCCACCGCCTCAGAGAAATTCTTTTGAACCGGCAATTCAGGCATTGACTCAGGCAAGTTTAATGGCTGCAGATGATTTAAAGGCCACAACCGGTGTTTACGATGCGGCTTTAGGGGCAAGATCGACTGAGACTTCGGGCATTGCTATTCAAAGACGCAATATGCAGTCTCAAACGAGCAATTTTCATTTAGGCGACAATCTCAATACGTCAATTCGCCATGCTGGGCGCATTATTTTAGATCTAATCCCAAAGGTCTATGATGGGCCAAGGACTGCTGTGATCATCGGTGAGGACGGAGAGAAAGAGCAAGTGAAGCTCAATCAGATGTTTGAGAAAAACGGTAAAGCCAAGCGATATGACTTGGGAGTTGGGAAATACGATGTAGTGGTCGAGGCAGGGCCTAGCTTTGCGACAAGACGAATGGAAGCTGCGGCATCGATGGAAGCGATCACTCGGGCTAATCCTCAGTTGATGGGCTTAGTGGGCGACTTGATTGTCAAAAACATGGATTGGCCTGGCTCTCAAGAGATGGCTGAGCGGATTAAGAAAACGATACCTGCCAACATTATAGAGGGAAAAGACAATTTACCCGATCCAGCTCAGTTGAAAGCACAGCTAGATCAGGCGGGGCAGATGATCCAAGCCCTGACGGATAAGCTTAATCAGTCGAATAAGATTATTGAGCAAAAGACGGTTGAGATTGAATCTAAGGAGCGCATTGCCTTTGCAGAGATGCAGACAGACCTTCAAAAAGAGGCAATGAAGCACGCAAGCATCGATGCGGTTGAGTCCCTTAGGACTCAGATGGCTCAAATAGAGCAACGCTTAATGCTGTTAGATATCAATCAGCCCATCAGTGATGGGAATAGTGGATATGATTTTAATGGCGCTGGGCAGAGAATGCCTGGTCCTAATGAACAACCTACAGGTGGGAATTCACCTGGCCAACCCATGGAGTTCTAACCCATGTCAGATAACATTGAAGTGACCACAAATGATTCAACTGGATTGCCAATGGGTGATTTGGAGAATCAAAAAGATAAATCCGAATCAGTCGAGGAGACTGATGAAACGCTCGATGCTTCGGACGCATCGGATGAAGAAACGCCTGACAATGAGCCTGAGGAAAAGCCCAAAAAGAAATCGGGTGGATTTCAACGGCGCATTAATAAACTCAATTCGAGGTTATCGGCTGAGCAAGAGGAGAAGGAGTATTGGCGTCGAGAGTACTTGAAGGCCAAATCATCATCGAAAGATGAGTCAAATCCCACTCCCCAAAAAGCTGAGGGAAAGCCTAAAGCTGATGATTTTGAAACTCATGAGGACTATGTAGAGGCACTGACTGACTGGAAAACCGATCAGAAATTCAAGGCATTTGAGGAAAAGCGAGCTAATGAGCGGGCTCAAAGAGAGTTCCAAACAAAGGCTCAAACGCACGCTGAGCGTGTGAAGGCTTTTGCTCAAAAGCACGAGGACTTTTCTGAGTTGGTTGAGGAAGTGAGTGATATCCGAGTCCCTGCTGCGGTGCAAGAGTTGATTGTCGATTCGGAATTTGGTCCAGAATTGATGTACGAGCTTGCAAAAGATAGAGAGCGACTTGAGCAAATATGCTCGATGAGCCCTTTGAGAGCGGCAAAGGCGATTGGTCGGATTGAGGATAAGATTGAGGGCAGGTCAGGCAAAGGTGAGGAAAAAACAGAAAGCTTTAACAAAAAGAGGGCTGTCAATCCACCGACGCCGATACGTAGCCGATCAGAGAAAGCGACTAAAAAGACAATTTATGATTTTGGTCCTAATGATGAGCAAGGCGACTATGAGGCGATGAGGAGAAAACAGCGTTCTTCTAAATGGTAATAGAGGGAAACAATGTCTAATACATTTTTGACTGACTCGATTATTCTTAGAGAGACAGTGATGGCTCTTAAGAATAATTTGCCTTTTATCCGCAATGTTTCAACTCAGTATGCATCCGAATTTGCCAAACAAGGGGCAAAAGTTGGTGCTACTGTGAATATAAGAAAACCTCCAAGATACAATGTGACAACTGGTGCCACATTGAACATCCAAGATTCTCAGGACCAATTCGTGGCTCTCACTGCTGATAAGCACTACCATGTTGGTATGTCCTTCCCTGAGGTTGATCGAACACTTTCGATCGATAAATTCAGAGAGAGATATATTGATAACGCAGCCATCGCTTTGGCCGACAATATCGAATTCAACTGCTATAGCGATATGTATAAAGCAGTTTATAGCTCAGTCGGTGTTCCAAGTGCTACAGCCCTTCCTAGTACTCTAAAAGGTTTTACTCAAGGAAAGGCCACTTGCGCGACATTGGGAGCTCCCAAAGGCGTTTACGCAGCGGTTGTGGATCCACTTGTTGAGGCTTCACTTGTTGAGGGCTTAAAAGGTCTTTTCCAATCCTCAGAGCGTATTGCAGAGCAATATGAAAGTGGTGAGATGGGGATGGCCGCAGGCTCTCGATTTTCAATGAGCCAAAGTGTGGCAAAACACACAGCCGGTGCTGTGGCGGGAGCTCCTGCGATAGATACTACTGTGAGCTCTGATGGGACGGCGACACTTCACCTTGATGGCATCACTGGTTCAATCAGTGGTTGTTATAAAAAAGGTGATGTTATCTCAATTCAAAACGTATATGCGGTTAATCCTCAGACTAAGCAAAGCACCGGTCAATTGGCTCAATTCGTGGTCACAGCGGACACTGATTCAGTGACTAACGAGATTGCATCTTTGCCAATTTCGCCAGCTATTTACGGTCCAGGAAGCCAATATCAAAACGTGAGTGCATATCCAGTGGACGGCGCATTGGTTTATCTTTTCGGTGCGGCGACTACCTATGCAAGCGTTATAGCTCCTCAAAACATGGTTTTTCATAAATCAGCTTTCGCATTTGCATCGGTTGATTTTGAATTGCCCGATGAGGGAGTGAAAGCGACTCGGGTTGTGGATAAAGATTCCGGTATTTCTCTCACAATGACACGTCAATTTGACATTGTGAATTACAGAAATATCACTCGAGTGGATTTTCTCGGTGGATGGATTCCAATCTATCCTGAGTTAGCTTGCCGAGTCGTTGGTCAGCCTGCCTAATTAAACAGGGCTAGAGCTTTGCTTTAGCCCTTATCTAAAAGGGGAATTTAAAAATGAATACTTCATCTAGTTCAAATGAAACTAATACTCCTGATGGCTCATCAGGCTATACAATGGGTAAAGATGCTGATTCTTTGATTGCATTCTATGGCGCTACTCCCATAGCTCAGCCATCGGCTGCAGCTCAGGCGTCAATCACGGATGCAAGCGGTGGAACTGCAGCACCTACCAATGGAGTGCTGACTCTGACTGGTACTTATAACAGTGCGATCATCGCAAACGCGCTAGCTACTGTTATTGCCCAGACCAACGCAATGCGAACTGTGTTGGTTAATCTAGGCTTAATGGCAGGTTCCTAAGGGTGAAAGCTGTAGTATCGATCCCCACTTATGAAGGCAAGCTTCCGATCAATGTAGTCA